ATGAGAATCTCATTCTTGATGTATTTATTATGAAAGTCTTGTAAGCCCTTGATGAGGGCCATATTTTCTTTAGGTGCTTTGCGTTCATAATATTTCTTGGCTACGTCAGATTCACGAATCATTTGAATGTCTTTGATTTCCTCTTCATTGGGTTCCTCATTTCCAGTGCGAATCATAGACTCTGTAACAGGATCATGAATAGAATTCCAAACGGAATTGGCAACGGCTTCATCGTTCATCATACCACTGTATTTGATGGATCCGCCTTTGGCAGAGGCTCGCAGCAACCGTTCGGTTTTATCATGACGAATACGAGAGGGAACCCATCGCCATCCAGGTTCTCGCTGTGGTTCATAGCGCATTTCCACAATGCTATTGTTAGGAATGGGCTCTTTTGTATCTTCTGTCATGACATAGTCCTCTTGTGTATTAGGGTCCGTTTCAACAATGGAATAACAGGTATTAGACATGGTATCAGGAAAGTCAGAAGGTGTAAAGAGAATAGGTTTATAACGCACTACAGTATCACCTTTATCTTTTACGATTGGTTCTTGAAAGAGAATGGTTGCACGAGGATTATCATATTCTGTGCCTTTTGCACCACCTACATAGAGCCGCATGGTTTTGTATTGAATGGTGGTATCACTATTGGGATGAATGGTGGTAGTGACTTTATCCATGGTAGGAATAGAGGGATCCCGTTCATAGCTGATGAGAAAGTCTACTGTGTTATCTTTGGATGGTTTCCATTTGAATTGTTGATTAAAGCGTACACCTGGATTTTTAGGAATAGGTTCAGTATTGCTTGTAATAATGAGACCATCGGTATGATAGATACGTGTAGTATCTAGAATACTAGAGCAACCTCGTTTAAAGATAGTATCATTCATGGGAGATGCAAATTCAAATCGTTTGAGAGCAATCATAAGGCGATTAGAATCCGTAACACCTTTTGTATTTACTTCTACACCATCACGCCACTGATTGAACCATTCGGTCATGTTATTGTAACGTGATTCTGCTTCTTTATCCAGACTGCCTTCTTTAAAGGTTGCAAATGGTAAATCAGATACAATTTTAGCCCCATTTGCATAGTAGATATCAAAGAGTAGATAGTGATTGATTGCACGTCCATCCTTTGTTAGTGTAACCCATTCTCCATCCACGAGACTACTTTTACATTTTTTGTTTTGAAGACCTGTGCGATACACATTTAAACTCTGATCAATAAGAAAGAATTCGCCATCTTTGTTAATAAATCCCATAGCACGTAGACCATCTGCTTTATCTGTCACGTTGTATCCTTCACGAATATTAGGAATAGAGGGTTCAATATCCTTTATCATGTTTTGAAGTTGCAAGGTAACGGGTCCAACACCACGAAATTTTTCACTGCCAATCATTTGTTGATATTCACTGCGTACTGTGCGAATGACGGAATTGCGGATTAATAAAGAGTTCTTTTGAATGGCACGCTGAACTTCCCCTACACCACGAATCAAACTAGCAAGCGCTTTTTGAGGCGTATCAGTATATTCTGTATCATGCAGAAGTTCCACTTCCACTTCATATCGTGATAATTCGGCAAGTACATTCTTTTGCAAGAAGGTGGTGGACCATTGATAGTCACCTTTTCCAGGTACATTTGGTGTTTGTCGTACCATAGACATGTCTACACGAATACCATTACCTTCAAAGCTCCAGCGGCGAATAAGTCGGAAGGCTTTTTGTTGATGCTCCCATGTATTAATGAGATCTACTACACGTGGATCTGCAGTACCTAGTTCTTCTTCACGGCGAATTTTAAAGCGAATATCATATTCTTTTAGATCAATATTACTTTCAGGAAAGGCACGATCTTTAAGCATAGCACTAAATAATTTGTCCTTTATGGTATCATCTTTACAGTAGGACTGAACGACACCAAGACCTTGAATCGTAAACCGCACATGTTTCGGAGTGATGATATTTAAATAGTCATCTTGAGGAAGTACCTTAAATCCTTTTGTACGAAGACGTTGTGCAATTTGAAGAAACGTGTTAGAATCTACAATACCCCCCACTCCAAAACTGGTTTCTAGTTCAAACGTGGAATCATTAGACCAGTCTTGGATAAATTTGGTAAGGTCTTTGGATTGATCACTTGTCAAGTCCATTCTAATTAGTACGTGGATAAAAGTACCTTAAGCTTGTGTATCTAATTATAAAAGAACATACAGGATCAATTTTATAATTAGAGTAAACGCAATCATCGTCGTATAATTCGATGAGATACATTTTCTGTGTGAAATAAGGCTTTGATGTATTCAACTGCTTGCAAGGGTTGAAAGGAAGGACTGCAACAAAAAATATCAATATAACAGGAATGGTGTTCAGGATAAGTATGAATTGTAAAATGGCTTTCAGATAAAACATAGGCATAGGTATATCCAGTGGGAAGAAATTGATGACCTGCTTCCGCAACCACATGAAGATCTAAATCTCTGATTAATTCGGTGAGTTGTGGTCGTCCTGATTCTAATCGTTCTAGTAATCCCCTATTCAGTATATTATATACATTTAAAAGAAGATGTACACCTACTTGTGTTCCTAGTACCATAGAAGATCTTGTGGCACTCATTAAAAATAATATCACTTAACATGTTTAGGCTGATTATTAAAGCCATCGTGTAAATACACGAAGGGTATTTGCCTTGCCGAGACGTAAGGCAAGAGTCTCTCTTAGCAATTTCTTATCCGCTTCTTCCCATGTAGGAAGAACAGAGAGTTGTTCTACAATTTCTTTTTTAGTTCCTTCTACTTCAGGCCATTGAATAATCCAACCTTGTTGTTCTATGGTGGACAACCACGTAGCAAGAATCTTAGAGAGGGGGGCTGCATGGGATGGAATGGCTACCCAGCGTCCTCTGTAATCTGCTAACCAAACGGGATACTCTGATTTCCATGTAGACGGATCAGAGGAGAATAAAATATCACCTTTTAGTGCACTTACCACTTTTTTATCATCTTCAATATTTTCTTGAACAGCTTCTTTCATTAATACAAACTGAACATTGCGCATGATAGACAGACCATGAAATAAATCAAAGTAATCTTTTTCTTGAAAGGCAGAATTATTATAGGCGGCACCGATCAATTCATACAGCTTCTTTCGCTTACGTGCGATAGATGTATTTTTTAATGAATCTGTTTCTTGCTGTAGGGCTGTGGATAGATCTATATTGAGTTGAGTACGCATTTGTTTAGAAGCCATAGCGTAATAATCAGGATCTGCAATGCATGCGAATACACTTAGGATTCCTGATAGATTGCACACGGTAAACCCTGTAAGGCCTAGATTATCAAGAGTTGTGTCTTGTGCGACAACTTTAGGAATCTCAATCGTCTCCAAACATCGGGAACGATTGGGATTGTGATTTGCATAAGAGATAAGTTCATCATAGCTTACATTCTGATATTTCTTTACTGGATTCATTGATTACTGTAATAGTATCATATCATATCTTTAAATCAAATTTATAATCTATTTTACATCTACATATGCATCATTTTGGCTACGAATAATCTCTAATTCTTTTAGACGATCTTCATCTTCTTGACGTGTTTTTAAACAATAATTTAGGTATTCTTTGATTTGTGAAAAGGTATCTTCTGAAAAAGCGGATAAATCAAAAAAAATACCATTTGAATTTTCAGTGTAGCTTTCTTTTGATTTACGTACGATACGAAATATTTCTTCTTGCTCTGATTTTACAAGAACTTTTATGGTATCAAATACTTTTTTGCGCTCTTCATATCCAGACATTTCTAATTCCGTAAAGATGTTGTTGTTCAATAGATTACGCACAAATTATTCTTCTGCCTCTTCCTCTTCTTCTTCCTCTTCTTCTTCCTCCTCCTCTTCCTCTTCCTCTTCCTCTTCTTTTTCTTTTTGTCCTACCATTTCCTCTTGATCACTGCCACTTTCATCTTCACTCGTATCCACATGAGCGGATGGAAGTATTTTTGATGCATTTTTCACATTTGATCCAGAGTTCTGCTTATTAATAAATAAGCCACTTGCCAAAATGTAAGGATCGTGAATTGCAAATTTAGAACGTTTTAGTTCTATTTGAACAAAGTCACCAATTTCTACTTCATCATATTCTTCACTGCCGAGATGAAGATCTCGTGGAACTTGAATACGAATAGCGTTATTATAGTTGACATAAATTCCCATTTTGTTTTTGCGAATAACTTCACCTACTACACGAATTCCATCTGCAGGGTAGACTACTTTGCCTTCCAGTTTGACATAGTAGATCGCATCTCCCGTAAAACGAGCGGATTCAAAATATCCCATAGATCGTGAAAGAAGAGCAATAGAACCGGGAAGGATAAATCCCTGTTCAGAACATTTATTCTCCATACTTAGCTTTACCTTTCGGAGCAAAATATCATCTAGAGAGGTAATCTTAACTTCATTAAATTCAGAGGGAGTGAGGCTAATTTTCTTTTCAAAGAAAGCAGTAGTCTCCATTCTTCTGTTTGCTTATATACTTTTATCTTAAGTTCGTATCAATTTTACAAAATACGTTATTTTTTACCAGGACGAAATAATCCTTTATGTCCTCGGTAATAGGCATCTACTGAGCGAAAAAACCACCGTTTATTTTCCACCTTTTCTTCGTCTAAAAATCGGATGAAGATATCCATTAAGGTACATGCCCTTGTTGCATTCTTTATTTTTCTTGTACTAAATACTGCTGCACGATTTAAGTCAAAATCGGTTTTATTTGCCTGTTTAAGAATGTCCCCAATTTTGATAAGATTTGCAAGATGACCCGTCATTGTACTTACATTTCCACATTCTTTGCCTCTACCTAATTTTTTACCAATTTCAGGTGGCTCATCTGTTTTAAATACAAAGGACCCATTTTTAGGTGCAATAAATCCGTATAAACTACCTGTTGTTTTATTAGTTAATGAAAACGCTTTAAGTGGCTCTTCTTTATCACGTTCAATGGCATCAATAACAGATTTCATGCATTCTTTTCCTCCTTCACACACATATGTGAGTTCTCCTGTTTTTGAATCAATAAAACGAGTCACAAGTAGTTTACCTAGACGATATTGTGTTTCATCAATGCACTCATGAACATTTAATCCAGTAGAATAAATGATAAATTTCTGCTCTTCTGTAGTTATCCATTCATCCCAAAAATAACATAATAGTGCTCTACGAAATGCCTCTATATTTTTTGAAGTAGACTTTTGAAAAGATGTATGAAACCATTCTACCATTTCAAGAATTTGTATATATACATCATACAAATCAATATTGTCTTGTGATATAGATGTAATTCTCTGATTTAGTTCGCCAGGAGGTGTAATATAGTGTGAACTACGAGATAATTGTGTAATCCAATTGAAAATAGCACTCCAAACCATCTCAATAGAAGCAGTTGTATCCACTTTTTCTTCATGGACTATTATTTCAGGTTCTTCGTATTTAAGTGGAGTATATAAATCTCGCTTAATAGGAAATTTTGCAATACGAATTGCAAGAGGAATAGTCAAATCCAGATAAACATTTGGTTGAAAGATATAATAACCATTACAATACCGAATATATCCAGAAAGTTCGCCATGTTGTACCTGGAATGCTTTATTATTAACAATATCATTTAACACATCTACCGCTGCAATACGAGGAATATCAGAGAAGAGATTCCATAAATCTTCGGATTGATAAAAGGATTGTTCTTTAAATAAAGTGATAATACGTTCCTTCATTCGGTGTACACGCCATCTTGCAGAAAACTCATCATAAGTAGAATCATCTATTTGTAGATCCCTAATAGGGATTGTAGGATTACATTGATAATCGCATGTTTCTATCCAGTCGCACACGGCAGTAAAAGGCATATCATTAATTACCACGTTTTCACGAACTTGACGTTGTGCATCTATTTGTACAACATTATCTTCACCACGAATAATGATTGCATTATTATTTAAATTACAATCTACTGCAGATTGTTTCATAATTCGTGTAACTTTTCCAATAGTTACAGCTTTTTTAAATCCGATACGATAACTGTACAAATCAGCGGTTTCTCTAGAATATTCAGTAGAAGGTAAAATAGAGGTATATAAATATACTGTATTATTACGCTTCTCAGAAGGAAGTGCACAATGGGATAAAAACCGAATAGCACGACCAAGAATTTGTTCTGTTTTATTTAAATGAAACCAGGAGTCAATGATATGTGTCTCACGTACAAATCGTAAATCTACACCCTCAGATGCAATTTGAGATCCAATGAGAACTTTTATCTTAATACCATCTACATTATCAAATGCACGCTGCGCAGTAATCGTTTTTTCTGGATTTGGAGTAATAGCAGGATCACCTGTTAATATACCATAATATGCGGGTGAAAAGGTATGATTTGCACTTCCATGTTCTTTTTCTTTTTTAGGACAGAGTGCACATTGGCGGCCACCAGGTACCTGTATTCCATTTGCGAGAAGGCCTGATCGGCGACCATGAGGAGTATATCCATTCGCTTCTAGTGCAAATGCAAGAGGAATAGCACCACCTCCAACAAAACGTGTATAAGCAAAAATGCACCCTTCTGATTGTTGAACACGTTGAATAAAGAACTCAAACTTTTGACTATAACGACCGAGTTCACCAATTGCTAACCATTTTGCCCCTATTGAATCTTTTGCACGATATCGTGACTCGCCACCAGATGTTTCCTTTGTAAATGCAGTTAATAATGCATTATTATCAGTACGTAATATATATGAATCATATGTATCTCCTTGTGTGGCATCCGTTGCAGGAAAAATAAAATTACCTGCGTGAACAAGTTTTCCTAATGCTATAGTACTTAATCCTTTTCCTGTTGGTGAAAGAGTATTCATGAAACTAATAGTAGCACGCAGTGTATCATCTTTCAATGTAATAGGTACAATAGGTAAATGTTGATAGTAGGTTAATTCTGCTTCAGAAATAGGAGTTCCACGAGGATTCATGGTGGGATACGACTGAATGAGAGGAACATTTGGGAATAAGCGAATGGGAAAAGAGATAGGATTTTCTCCTCGCATAAAGCTGACATATCGCTGTGATAAATATGCAAGACGTTTTGCGCCTTGTTCTATGATGTTTCCTGCTCTGTCAAAAATATCTGCCTCTGTAATAGTTGCCTGTTTATCATTAAGTAATAAAAGATTTAACATAAAAATAATTTCCTTGTAGGTATTATACATAGGAGTTGCGGTTAGAGCACAGAACTTCATTCCTTCAGAATATTTTAATACATCACGTAGAAAGGGGGTTAATTGTTTACCACCAGCTGCATCGCTTTTTTCGGCTTTACCACCTGTATAATCTTCAGCTTCTTCGTCACCTTGTTCTGTTGTATCACGGAGATTATGCGCTTCATCTACAATGAGTAATTTACCGCTAAATTTCTTGCGAATGTATTTCTTTTTAAGTTCTTCTTGTAATTCAATGGATGTTCCTGGAGGGATACCCTTGAGTGCATCCTCAATGTAATTTGCAAAAGCAATATATCCAAATACTTTATAACGACGTCTGATAATTTTATTAACAGCTTTCTCAATCTTCGTTAAATCACGTTCATAGAGTGTATTTGTTAATTTCATATAGGTTGTACCAGTACATTGTGCTGCACTATTTGGTTCATTCCCTTCACCAATAACCACTTTTGAGATATCAAAAAAGGTGCGAAAGAAACCTTGTTGAATGGTGCGAGGTGCAACAAGATATACTTCATGTTGTGGATAATATTCTAGCCAGGCTTCTGTAATTTGTGTAGCTGCACATGTTTTTCCCACACCGACACCATGAAAGAGAAGTGCGGACATATAGGGTGTTTTAGGGGACATGAAGTTGGAAACAAACCGCTGGACGGGAGTCACTTCAAAGGTTGTATTGTCTTCGCATGGATTTATGCGAGGCTTCCAAGTAGATTGTAGAGATTCCGCAAATTCACGTTTGGCAAGAAGTTTTTGTAAAAATTCAGGGTCTCGTAAATCTGGATAGGATCCTGTTTCATATTCCCATTTAGTAAGGGCAGCGGATGGAAAAAGATCTCGTCGTTGAAGTTCTGTAATAATACGATCTCGTTCTGCAAAATCGGATGTAGTATCCCAGAGTTCAAGTAATTCTTCATCAATTAAGGATTCAAAACTAGATTTGACTTGTGATATAACTGAAGGTTCTGGTACTGCCTCTGATGCAACAGATAGTGCTACTTCTTGTGCTACTTCTGGAGCTTCTTCTTGTGCAATCTCGGATGCAACAGATGGCACTGCATTTGGCACTACGTTTGGTACTACGTTTGGTACTACGTTTGGTACTACGTTTGGTACTACGTTTAGTGCTGCCTCTAGTACAGGCGATTCATTGACAGGAATGCCCGCCGACATGCTATTTATAGTGTACTATTATTTGGAAACAATAGCGGCACGGGGCAAATCATTTGTATCAACAGGATGAAAATTTTTCATAATCTTTCCAGCCTTTAATAGAATTTCTCGTTTTTCTACATTATCCGGACGAATCTTTGAGGTGGCTTCATCCAATGTACACCACATAATATCTCCAATTTCACGGGCCATATGTTGATCCTCCATATTCAGATGTACCTCTACAGATTTGTTACACACCGCAATATAGTATTTATGACAATAACGTACACCACTGGAACCAAAAAATGTTTCTGAAATAGAATTTGTATTTTGAAGCACACTAAATTCAGGACGTTTGATTCCCGTTTCTTCTTGAAACTCCCGAATGGCACAGCTAATATCAGATTCATATGGATTTCGCCGTCCTTTTGGAAATCCCCATTCGGGTTCTGTCCATTTGGTAGGATTGTCCTTAAGAAGACCAGGAAGTTTATCCACAATTTGTGCATATTTCTTGCTGGAAGACTCATAATCTGTTTTATGAGACCGCATACTGGAGCGTTCCCCCCATAACTTCTGCCACAATTCATCAAAAGGTGCGGTGAGAAGCCGCTCGTGTTCCGATTGTGTCATATTACGAATTAAAATACACAAATAAGGTTCATCGGATGGATGATAACGACCTCGTAAGAATTCAACGTATCCAATGGAATCTTTGCGTTTGATTAAAAGAAATTGAATAGAACTATTACTATTGTTAAGAGAGGTTGATTTTGAATATAATGAAGAAGAATATGCATTATCTAAATACCTAACTGCAATAATGCCATAACTTGTTACAGGCGATAAACAGTTTCTAAAAACGTGTCCTGATACGCCACAGTTAGTACAAGATTGTATCCGGTTATGAATAATTTCCATCTTCTTTTTGTGAAGTCCTTAGTCAATATTCATTATCAGGCTTTAGATGGATAAAAATCGTATATAAAATGCCTGAACGTTTAAATAGAATGCAGTTCCCACCAAGTGTATGGGGTCCATTTTTCTGGCATACAATTCATATTGTAGCGCTCGGATATCCAAAGAATCCAACCTACACGGATAAGAAATGTGCTAAAGAATTTTATGAATCACTTGCATTTCTTATTCCATGTGCTGTTTGTCGTGAACACTACAAAGATAATCTTTCAAAACATCCACTTACACCTTTTCTAGATTCCCGAACGGACCTAATTAGATGGACAGTAGATCTGCATAATGTTGTAAATAAAAGTACGGGTAAGCCTGAATGGACATTAGAGGAGGTTTTAGCCTATTATGAACGAATTGGACGACGAAATCGCTCACCTGTTTGGACAAAGGAAGACATGAATGAAGTAGACTACAGTTCATTTGTAAAGGGTGTCATTAGTGGTGGCATTGTAGCCTCCGCCATTGGAGGCGTTTTTTATTTTATAAATAAGATTAAATAGGATACCATAGAAATGGATATAGCAAAATATTTGAATAATGCAAAACAAGCGATAGGAATTGCTCCTACAATTAATGCTACTACTACAAATACATTTCAATTTGGTACAAATTCAGGTACATACGATACTGCGAAACGAATTGCATCCTATGTAGGTACAATTATACTTGTACTTTTAGTCATTCTTTTATTTGTTCATTATTTTATTACACCTATATTTAAATTTAATGCTGGCGCTCCCGGTAAAATACTCATACCAGGGTTTGATGATGGAACTCTCTTCTGGAATAGAGAAAATGCAGGGCAGATTCCTAATAAAAATTTGCCCATTTATGGAATGTCCTTCAATTATACCATAACGCTTGATATGTTTATACAAAATCCATTACAATTCTCTACAAGTCCACGTATTTTATTTCGGCGTGGTGGAAATATGAAAGATACGCCATCAGGTGATACTCTACTTGGAGTAGTAGATAATTATAATGTAGCAGTTGCATTATTACCTGATACAAATGATATGATTGTTTCTGTGTTAAATAAGGATAATAATATGGAAAATGTGATTATTCCAAATGTACCTGTTCAAGAGCCATTTCGCTTAGGTATGGTTGTAATGGAACATGTACTTGAGGTATATCTTAATGGACAATTGGTTAAAACAAGAGCATTTCATAGTCCTCCAAAGAATGTACTGGGTGATATTTACATTGCATCCGATATTGAGATCAATATTGCAAAATTGCGTAATTTGAAAATATGGACACGAATGTTAACAGTACCTGAAATCCGCTATGCCACTCCGTCACTCAGTTCTGCTAAGGAAATGGGTGCGGGTCCAATGCCATCCTCATCTATGTGTAGTAACTAATTTACTTATAAGATATCTATTTCAAATTATATTATTACACTACGGCTTAGTAATGTAATAATACAAAAAATAATACAAATAAGTAAAAGGAGAGATGGATGCATTCAGCATTACACCGCCAGTAGACGCATCTACTATGCCATTTATTGGAAAGGTTTTATTTGGTATCATTTTGTTGGTGGGTACATTATATATTATTTTCTATGTAATTTATCCAGGTCCTGGTAATAATGATGTACTAACAAAAATGACGTCGTTAAATCAACCAAAAGTCGTTGTTACTTCTGATGTTGTGCAACAGAAATTATTAGGATCTAGTGGATGTACCATTATGGGATTTTTTAAATTAAATGATGGCGATCGTACATCAAAAGCAGTTAATCAGTTTACTCCGCTGATCTACATTGAAAATAATTGGTATCTAGAGATTGCACCATCGCCTACTGGAAAAGAGCATACATCTGCACGCCTCCGAGTAAAAACAAATGATGGTGCCACAAAGGATGAAATGATTGATCTTCCACCTATTCCTAAACAGAAATGGATATTTATTGCGATATTACGAGAGGGTAGACGATTTGATGTGATCTATGATAATAAGATTGTTTCTTCAGAACGACTTCTGAGTTATCCGGTTATTATTAGCAGCCCATTATCGGTTGGAAATGTGGGATTAGATGGATCTGTCATTCATGTTATTATAAATTCATCACGGATAACACCAAATGATATAGAACGTGAACGAATTACGCATGTAGATACGAATAATATGATATTGGAAGCAAATTGGATAGATATAAGTTTACCAGCCTTAAAATTATTTGCACAGTGTCCTTCCGGTTTACCATGCGATCCTGTTACAAAGCCTCCTTCAAATAATTTGGTTGAATGGAGTACACCTTATGCATAGATTGAGGCAGATAGATTATCGGTACAATTGTCAGGATAATGGATACCAACAACAGTTCATCGATGTTTTCACGTGTACTACACGTGATCTTGTTTTTTGCGGGACTACTATGTTTGTATTACCTGTATCAATATTTATTTGGACCTAAGACATCAAATAGTTATTCATTGTTGACAACTCCACAGATTGCCAATATTGATGCAACCGCTCCAATTACGATTACATCAAAAGATTTGCCCAAATTATTTGAAGGTGGTGAATTTACAGTAACTACGTGGATTTATATAAATGATTGGAATGTTCGTTCAGGATACAATAAGGCAGTATTGCGTATAGGTGGACCCAATTTTGATACACTGCGTATGTATTTGGGTGGTAGTAAGCCCAAATTATATGTTCGTTTGCAATCGGTTATGCAAAGTAATGTCGCAGCAACAAATGCCGCCGCATCTACCTCTGATGATTTAAGACAAGCAACCTTAAATTCAACCTATAACACATTGCAAACCGATTCAGGTATGTTAGATTCATCATCGCCCATTTGTGATCTACCAGATTTGGATTTGCAGCGATGGGTAAATGTCACTGTGGCTGTTAATGGAAAAACAGTAGATGTATATATGGATGGTAAATTGTCTCGGTCGTGTGTTTTGCCTGATAATTTTAAGGTAGATGCTGGCGGCTATGCTGCCAATCTACTAGAGTACGGTGGGTTTGGTGGATTAATGGCCACTACAATTATGTATGATGCTGCATTGAACCCTGAACAGGCATATAAAACATATATGGCAGGCCCCGAGCCAATTACAAGTGCAATAGATTGGTTGAGTTCTTTTTTTCAGCCAAGCGTGGGTACACAAATTATCTCAAAATAAATCAAATAAATAATACAAATTAGTAAAAGGAGAGATGTCTAACAACTCATCATTTTTTAGTCTAGGAAGTAATACCACTTCAAATACGGGTGGGCCCGGTACGCTAATGCAGGTTCTATTTGGATTTGTACTAGTTATTTGTGTGTTTATGGTATTCATCTTTGTTGAAATCATTTATAAATACTTAAATCGCATGTCTTCCAATCGTGTGGAGCTTTTAGCGGATACCTATGTGATGGATGATAAAACAAAAGTAATTCTACAAAATCCAAATGCAAATGGCTCTCAAACGATTCATCTATCTGATAATGAACGAAGTGGAGTAGAATTTAGTTATTCTTTTTACTTACAGGTAAGTGCATCTGCATTTCGTCAAGAATATGGTCTCATGCACATTTTTCATAAGGGATATTCTTCGCAATTTCCCTTGTTGGCACCCGGTGTTTACATGCGATCAGATACAAATACAATGCGTGTCTATATGAATACATATAAGACATGGAATAATTACATTGAAATAGAAAATATTCCAGTGGACAAGTGGGTACATGTGGTAATTGTATGCAAAGATAAAGCACTAGAAATATTTATTAATGGTAATTTATCTAAGAAGATGTCATTTGATGGGTTTGCACCTTACCAGAATTATCAGGATATTTGCTGTTTTAGTTCACGCCAGATTCATTTGAAACAAGCTCAGATTCCATCCCTAGATGCAACTGGATTTGATGTGTTTGGTAATACAAAGGGAATGTTAAGTCGTTTAGTATATTTTAATTATGCATTATGTTATGCGGAAATTCAGAAACTGATGGCAGAGGGCCCATCATCTAAGATGGCATCATCTATGGTGGCAAATGTTCCACCTTATCTCGCAGATACATGGTGGCAAAATGGTTATTAAATTATTATAGGCAATTTACAATTAATATGTAGGTCTAAAGGACATACATATTAACTACTACAAAACTAGCGATGCCAGGTGGCGGTCTATTTTCATTAGTGGCCTACGGAGCACAAAATGTGTTATTAAGTGGCAATCCAGATTTTACCTACTTCTATAAATCCTATAAGAAGTATGCGCATTTTGCGGAAGAATCTGTTACATTTGCAATGGATGGACCACAAGATTTATCCTACAATCAACCCATTCAGGTTCGTTTTAAATTACAGCGTATTGCAGATTTAGTACGAGATGTATATTTTGTATTTAATTTACCCGATATTTATTGCAAATATATTGAGAATCTTCCAACTCCTACTGGACGACAAGCACAATACAATTTTTCATGGGTAAACTTCATTGGATGTCATATTATTCAGAGTGTAGGATTCTTTATTGGTGGTCAAAAAATTCAAGAGTTTGATGGGGATTATATGATTGCCAAGGCACAATGTGATTTAGATGCGAATGCCTATAAAAAATGGCAAACGATTGTGGGTAATATTCCTGAACTCTATGACCCTGCAAATGGTCAATATGGTGGTGGAATTACGGGAACAGGTTATCCACTAGTTTATAATAACAATGGCCCAAATACTTCTGCTACCAAGCCTGCAAATGTAAATCGTCCCTCTATCAGTGGTCGTCAATTACAAGTACCTTTACCATTTTGGTTTGCGGAATCTACCTTTGAATCGCTTCCCCTTGTTTCCCTGCAATATCATGAATGCGAAATTCAAATTACACTTCGTCCTATTCAACAACTCTATCGTATTTTAGATAATAATGGCTATCAAGTTGCACCAGGATATCAGTTTCAGCCATCTCCTATTCCTCTTCAGCCTCAAAATATATATTATACATCTGTATCAAATATTACAGATATTACGATTAATAATTTTTTGACAGATGTAGGGACACCAAATCCTTTATTAAATACATGGCCGCTAAATCCACGAATTGAATTAACCTATGTATATGTGACGGATGAGGAACGTACACAATTTAGTTCAGAAGCACTACAATATCTGGTACGTCAAATAACGAGCTATCAGTTTGATAATCTAACAAGTAGAGAATTTGTAGAATTAGACACACATAATCCAATTGAGCGAATTATTATTGCACCACGAAGATCAGATTCATTGCTTTACCGAAATCAACCTGCTAATTTTACAAATTGGGTAAATCCAAACTATCCTCCTTTTCTTCAAACAACAGGTCCATGGCCATCTAATGTGAATCTAACCTCCGCTACAGGAAATGTTATATTAAATGGACAACAATCTATTTTACAGTCTCTAGCAATTCTGGGTGATGGTAATTTGTTACAAGAGGAAAAACCGATTGAATATTATACACAGGTGGTTCCATGGAAATATTTAACGGGTGTTCCTGATACTGGCTTAATTATTTATCCATTTTTATTAAATTCACCTACTACACAGCCTACTGGTAGTATTAATAGTAGTCGTATTAAAAACTTTCAATTGGATTTGAATGTGTATCCTCTTCCTTCAAATAATTTGTATCAATACAATATTACTGTATATGTGGAAAGTTTAAATTGGGTAACAATTTCTTCAGGTATGGGTGGTCTCAAATATGCATTGTAATCTCGTTTGTTAGATCTCATTAAAATCCATTGTTGTCATAGAATGGGTTCCGAAGAGGATACATCCTTTTTTAAAAAGGTTAAAAATCTTATTTCATACAAAATAAATAATACAGTTGATAATGTATTAAATAATCCAGATGCAGAAAAGTATGCCAAAGAACAGGAAGAAAAGAAGGAAAAGAAAGAGAAGAAAATAAAGAAAGAGGAGCCAATTCCCATTGTAGAAGGTGCGGATGTGACGGGTCCAAATACTACGGATCCTGCAACTACGGATCCTCCAAGTACTACACAACAAATTAAAGATAAACTACCAGGTATTTTTGCACGATGTCTTGGAATATTTGTTGTGCTAATGCTATCTATGTTTGTGGCAAATGAAATGATCATGTATGCCTATCCGATTCGTTTGATCTTTTTCATATTTACCTTTGTTGTGTGCTATATGCTTACAGGTATAAGAATACTACTTGCATTATTTTATTTTTTAAAGTGGGCCTATAGTTATTATATAAACAATATGACAGAACAACCTAAAATTAAGTTACTACCTAAGATTTTTGCATTATTGCCATTAACAACAAAGACTTCTAACATAAGTTTGGTACAATTCTTTCTTTATCCCTTTCGATATCCCAAGACAGAAAAAGATAAATTAAGTTTACCACTAAAGAAAGAAGCATATGAAAAAGAATTAGAAGACTCATGTCCATTTTATAAAGATATTCAATCTACCATGAAAAAAGATAAGGAATATATGAGTAATTTAGAAAAATTAGATAACTTTTTATCACATATGCATGATGTGCCTGTACCAGAATCAAAAGAAACTCCTTTACCAAATACAATAGAATTAGCACCAGGGGAGAAAAATACTGTGCCATTCAAAAATAATAAGGGAGTAGAGCATTTGCCGCCAACTATTGGAAATAACCCTTAGGAGAATCTAAATAAACTGTCATTATACACCTTATATGAACATTGAAGTGTCTGTTGTTACACCGACATACAATCGTCGTAAATTTATTTCCGCAGCTATTGAAATTTATAAAAACTATGACTTTCCGAAAGAGAAAATGGAATGGATTATTCTAGATGATGGGAGAGATACAGTAGAAGATTTATTTCTAGAAGCTGCAAAGAGCCTTCCTAATATTCGCTATCATTATGAAGATGAAAAGATGAGAATTGGTGCGAAGCGAAATTGGTTAAACAAGGAAGCCAGAGGCTCTATTATTATTGCTATGGACGATGATGATTATTATCCAGCAGATCGTATTACAGAAGTTGTAAATGCATTTAAGAAATATCCCACTATTCAACTTGCAGGATCTTCTGAGATGTATTCGTATTACGCAGATACAAAACAACTATATATCATGGGTCCTTATCATAATAAACATGCAACAAATGGTACCATGGCATGGAGAAAATCCTATTCAGATACGCATAAATATAATGAGTATGTAACTAAAGCAGAGGAAACATCCTTCTTAGAAGACTATAGAAATGAAATGATTCAACTAGATTCAAAGAAGACCATTCTTATGATTTGCCATACGGATAACACGGTGGATAAAGCGGCACTGCGTAATCAGGCCCAATTACTACAACAGAAAACAGGAATGAGACCAGTATCTATTACATTAAACGAGTTTGTAAAGGAACCTTTAATAAGACAATTTTATTTAACCATATAAAGCTTCTTACGTACTATTAAGTACACGTACACCACTAGATGGATGATTCACTTTATGATAAATTATCTGTATTAAATCAAATATATCAAAATACATTCACTTCAACATCTACATTTCAAAATCCAACAACTATTAAAACTCCGTTATATCCGCACCAATCATCCTTTGTACAGGGTATGCATGCATATAGAGACAAAATGCTACGTGGATTTATGATGAATAAACAAGCAATTAATGGTAAAATTGGAATTATAGCTGATCCTCCTGGATCAGGAAAAACACTAAGTATATTAACCTATTTAGCATCTTATAAGGAGGTTAATCCAAATATTACATGTGAATTGACAAATCATTCTTCTAAATATTTTTTCTCGCATGAGTTACATGAAGTAACAGGTTCCTCCGCTAATTTGATTATTGTACCGCATAGTTTATTTCATCAGTGGCGACATGAAATAGATCATCATACAACGATGACGTATGTTCCAATTGAAACCAAGCGAATGATAAAAGGAGAGAATTTAACTAAAACGATGATATCTAGTGCATTTGTGCTAACTACCAATAAATGTTATAAGTATGTACATGAATATGCCACCGCAAATCATATTCAGTGGAATAATGTATTTATAGATGAAGCTAGCTCTATTTATATTCATGCATCTGATCCATCTCTACGTTTCCAATTTCTATGGCTAGTAACAAATAATTGGATTCCACTTGTATTTAAAAATCCTTCTATCAATAAGGATCATTTATTGGCTCTGAGAGATAGAGTATCATTGCATCCAGATTTAGAAAAATGGCTAGTAGATCATCAATCACGTTCTTATGAGGGTGCAATAACTTCATCAGGATTTTTAAAAAATTATTTGCCATTATTTCATCCTCATAGAGGAATGATTGTTTTATTAAATTCATATAATTTACTTTCTTCTAGTATGAATTTACCAGATATTTCTACAGAAATTATTCAATGCAGACCAAATATTACATTAAATTCATTGGCTAGTTTTTATTTGGCACGAAACAGAGAACCATCCATTTCATCCAAATCGGTTCCTCATTTATTTCAAGCGCTAGGCATTGAATGGTTGCCTTTGGAAGAATATATTTCATTTCAACCCGCAATAAAACACGCAATGATTCAACGAAAGGCCCAAGAAAATGAATGTGTAATTTGTTTAGAAACGTGTACTTATCCTACGATTGTAAATTGCTGTTATCAAACATATTGTGGCGCATGTCTTCTGACAAATACGATACTTAATTATAAATGTCCTACATGTAGAGAAGTACTTAATATATCGGATATATGTTGTTTATCCTCTCTATCTAAGAAGGATATTATTATTTGCAAAAATAAATCTGAAATTTGCCTAGATTTATTTAAACAAAATATAAATAAATCATTTATTATTTATTCTGCATTTGATAATATTTATTATCAGTTATCTGAAGAAATTAACAAACTAGGATTAAAAGCAGAAAGAATAGAGAGCAATCTATTTTCACTGCTTAAGACAATAAAAAAATTTAAGGAAGGTGTTATTAATATTTTATTTGTATCTAATATAGATTATATAAGAGGGTTATCATTGCTACCTACTTCGCATCTGATTTTTTACCACGAACTACCCGTTTACGAGGCAAAGCAGGTTTTGATACACTCTTGTCAGCGACTTGGGAGGAAGCAGCCGCTGCAGATCCTTCATTTGCAGTCTGAGATTCAAGTTTAACACCCAATGTATCATAAATTTTACCTGTTTGATGTGTCGCCCATTGTGTCACACATCGAAAAGGAATATCATGTTCATTTGCCACACGATTCATTTCTTTCCATGCATTGAAGAGAGCAGATTGCTTTGTTAGAACTTGTGTATATTGCAATTCGGCTGGTTCAGGAATATGTTTAGGTTTTACATAATTCTGAAGATATAAATTCGGATATTTTAATTTTAAACGATAGGAAAGAGGTAACAAATTCCAGCATTGGTGAAAAAATGCCCAAAAATCAGCACGATCACTCCAGCGCAAATATTCTAAGATTTCTTCGTATACTTTAAATGGTACTTCTGAATTCTCTAAAAATAGTGGCAAATTCTGATGAAACAAAAGACCCGCTAAATTTGCATCTTTGGTCTCTAAATCCAATTCATCATTTTCTCCCCAATCTTGAAAGAGAGTAAACCATGCTGCACGAATGGCTACATGAATGGTATTATCCATTCCTTCCTCTTTTCCTGGATGATATCCACCACTTTGATCTTGATAAATTAAACTTTGAGATACTTTACGAATATCTCCTAGTTGATACAATGAATCAGGAATATCTGTTTTAAAAAATTCAATAAGCTTCTCTCTGGTAGGCATATTAACATATTGAACACAACAATATTTGAGCAGTTGTTGCATAATGCGACCTTCTAACAAATTACAAATAAGAATCATGGGACAATCATCTGCAAAATTTCGTTTAGACTTCAAATAATCTAGTAATTCTTGTAACCCACCTTTTTCTCCTTGAGAAAGGCCATCCATTTCATCTAATAGCACTGCACGTCCATTAGGTGTAGTAGGATGAATCCATTTGCTAACGCCTGTTTCTATTAAAAGCGGCATAATGGTTTGACGAAAACTAGAGCCTGTTCGTGTGTGACTTGCATTAAATTCTTGGATCCAAAATTTTGCTTCTTTGCATACACGATATACCATGGTAGTTTTACCAACACCAGGAGGACCGATTAAAAGAAAGGCAGGATGCGATCGTGTTTTTAGCCATTGTAACATAGCGGTTTCAATGGCTGGATGAAGGCATGCAGTGTCTTTCTCTGGTAAACTGGTCCGAACCATCACTACTAGTAAGCTCTTAGAATTCCTTTACATTCTAATCTAAAGCTGGCCGACGTATAATATACTAATATGACGCCCACATTTTCTACCTACGTAACTACGTGGGATAGGGATCCTTATCAGCAAATTCAAGAGATGATTAATAAGAATGTGATTACAGAAAATACACGAATTATTTTAGCATTTGCTAGTTTTAACTTTTCTAGTACAACGTATATTCCAGGATTTGGTTCACTCACCATTCAACAAGTACAAGCGATCACAGGACTAGTACATGGTGTGAAAGCCAAAATTAGTTTGTCCATTGGTGGTGCTACCTATCCGCTAACAGGTTCTGATTTGTATACACAGCCTGGAGTGTTAGCATCTAATATTAATACGATGCTCAAAATGTGTGATTTTGATGGAGTGGATTTTGACATTGAAGACGCTTCAACAATTACTCCTAGCAATTTTGCAGTAACTGCGGCATCCATTATTAATATGTTGCGCAGTATTAACCCATCTGTCTATATCACACTAACCACCGCCGCACAAGCATGGTCTTCCACAAATTATCAGCAATATTTGTTAAATTTAACGATTGGATCAATTAATGCATGGCAACCAATGGAATATGACATTTGGATTAATCCCACTTGTTATTTGTCAAAAAGGACTGGAAAGTCACAATGGTTATTAGATCCTTC